ACAACAGTCTTAGAAAGTGTTACCGAAACAACCTCAGTCTTCTCGCAATAATATTATTTAGTGGTTCAAGTGCGTTAGCTAATACTTCACAAACTGCGGCTCCAGTTGCTAATACATCAGCTTCGCTAACTAATATGGCGATCCAGACATTACAGGGAAATTTAATACAAAACCAATATGGAGGAGGAGTTGTTTGTCAGGGGCCAATGCTTACATTTTCTCCCTTCATTACCGATTCACATTCATTCTCTAAACCAAGAGAACATTGGTACGATTCTCCAGTCTACAGCGATGAAGGAGATCTTCTTTACTATCAACAAGTAAGAACAGGACAGAAGGATAATTTCTCACTTAATCTCGGAGCAAGTTTAACTTTTTCAATGCCACTTGATCGGAGATTTCAAGAGCGTTGTTTGAAGAATGCAAAGTTACAGGGAGATCATCAACAGCAACTAATTGATAACAAAAAGCTAGATTGGCACATCGCCCGTTTGAGAGAATGTGGTCGCCTACGTCTGGACGGAATTGAGTTTGCTAAAGATTCTCCTTACTTCCATCTCTGTGAAGATGTTGTTGTTAAACCTAAAATGGGTCAAGTCTTACCACATAGGCACGTTATTTCTTCTCCTTTACAGGGGGCAAACCCCGTTTCTCCCGATAAGAAGTAGTTCTTCTCTCAGATAAATTTGGTCGTTTTACTTTCTTACCTAAAGCCTTCTTAACCTTATTTACTATCTGCTTGATTATTGGTTTGACTGCCTTTAAAAGCAGTGGTGTACTCAATGCAGCAGTTGTAGCCACAAGAGTAATTCCTCCCGTTTTCACTACTTGCGGGACAGTAGGTATCGCATCAATTATCTGTTGTTGAACATTTAATTTTTTATATCTAGTTACACAACGGTTTCCTACTAATTCATACTTAATAATCTGTTTAGTTCCTTCTTCTACTTTTGTCCCAATCTCAGGCGCACCATCAGGAGGACAATCTTCTGGCTTTGCTTCTGGTACTTCTGGTGCTGGAGGGGTTTCTGGTTGTTCGTATCGTTGAGGTTCTTCATCTTTTATAGGCACAAGCTTATGAGGTTCATAACTCATAGGCTCATAACTTGGTGTCTGTGCAGGACACAGAATCATATTTCCATCTGGATCGTTATTAATTAAGGCATCATTCTCAATACTTTTTCTTGCCTTTACACAAGGCATTTCTATTACTGGGAATCCTATAAATACATTGACTGGTACGTTCGGAGCATTAACAACAGGTGCTTGCAATAAATATGTTTTAACAGGTTTAACCCCTACAGCAGGGATTTCAATTTCAGGAATCAAAAGCTAGGTAATCCAAATGCTTTTTTCTCTTCGTTCTTTTGTTGTGCAGGACTTAACGCTCCAGTGGGAAGAGCAGGGCCAGATAATCCAGGTAATTTAATTGCACCCATCACCTTTTCCATTGCTTTATCTTGAAGCATCTTTTGATTATCCTCATTCGTAATCCATAAATAACCAAACACCCCGCCACCAGTAATCGCTGCTACAAGGACAAAAGAGATTACACTGATAATGTTTAGGATCTTCTGCATGGTACGAGAAGCAATTTTAAAAGCTATAACTCACACAACTCTAATCCTTTTTATGGCCTTAGTCGCATTGTTACCGTTACATATGGTCTTAAAAATGCAACTTTGGGAACAAAACAATTCATTAAAAAATACTGCCACGACAAGAGCAGCAGTATTTATGTAGGTGAAATCTTAATTAAGCAGGGCAGTTTTCGCCTTCTGCTTCCACTTCTTCAACAGCAGGTGCTTCTTCTGATGCAATGAGTTCATTTAACTCAGCAATTGCACCAGACTTTGCTTTTATTATCTCAACAAGATTATTAATTTCTTGTTGTTTTTGATTGTATTGAGCAATCAAAGTTTGTACTTCCTGCTGACGTGAGTCTCTACGTTCTGTAAGGGATGACATAAAAAAGAGTTAAGTCAATGAAATTGTAAGCCTAGACAAGACCTTTGCCTTTGGTGATTGCCGCATCAATAGCAGTAAAGTTCTCAGAACCCCAGATAGATGTTGTTTCATCTAACTTTTTATAGCCTTTAATCAATTCAAGATGATCAACATTACGTTGGATCTTTTCTTTAAATTCAGCGTCAGTTTCGGCTGAAGTTTTAGCTGTGTCGATAACGGTAACGCTATCACCAGCAGCAGAGAAGATTGCTGCTACTTCATCGGCTGTTCTTTCTTCCATGAAAATAAGAATGAATG